GGCCGCTCTGACATGGACTTCGAGTTGGAGCTTGAGGCTCATTTTGATTGCGGATATGTCGTTTCGACGCCAGAAGTTTTTGCGATGGCTCGCCCAGTTCGGAGCAATTGGAGCGCGGAAAAGCTGCGTAATCCATTCCTTGTGGAGCCTTTGGAAACGGCAGATTGCTGGTTCATTTGGGCGCTGGCCGGAGATTTGGCTGTCGCGGCTCGCTGGCTACCGTGTGAGCTTCCCTTGCTTGGATTTTGTCGGCGAGGAAAAGCGGCAAAGTTCGTGGATGCTGCCAGTTTGCTAAACAAAGCTCTTGCAAAATCAAAATAAGTTCCGCCCGGTTTTGGCATGCGGCAACCTTTCTTCCTTTCTTGGCCTTCGGTGGACGGCTCCCTTTTCTTTGGCGGTGGTCCTGATCCCGTGGCTCCTCCTGCTCCCGAGCCTACTCCCGCGACGCCTGCGCCAGAAACCGAAGAGGCAAAACGTAAAAGCTCGCTCGCGGCCAAGCGCCGAATTGGCGGCGTGGACGCCCTCAAGGGTAACGTTCTCGGCTCGATGGCTTCTCAGTCTGGGGGCAAATCACCCACGCTTGGCGGCACTGGCGGAGGTTATACCGGCGAAGCATGAACGAAGCGCCCACAGCACCGAAGCAGGGCAATGAGAAAGCCCTCAAGCTCTGCGAGCGCTGGCAAAGGATGCAGGCTGATCGCATGCCGTGGATGACGCAATGGCAAGAAATCGCCGAGCTAATGGCTCCGCGTTCGTCTGGCATCACAAGCAAGACCAATCTTCCCGGCACCACGCGAGAAGGAATGCTGTTTGACACCACCGCAGGCGACTCGCTGCAAATCATGGCGGGCGGCTTGATGTCCTGGATGATGCCAGCAAACGAACCGTGGTTTGGATTTGATCCAACGCGGGAACTTCGCGGCTCTGATCGCGTCAAAGCATGGGCGCAAGAGTGCTCGGAGCTGGGCCGGGAGTATCTTTCTAATTCCAGCTATTACACCGAGGCACACGAAGATTTGCTATCTCACTGCGGTTTTGGCACCTCGGCGCTTTACTATGCTGTCGAAGAGGGTGCTTTGCGTTTCGAGCATCTTCCAACAGGCTCTTACTGCATCGAAGAAAACCGTTTTAGCGTGGTGGATACTCTGTTCCGTGAATTTGAGTGGACGATTGAAGAGGCCGCTAAGTTCTTTGGTAAAGAATCTCTTTCACGCAATTCCCGTGAAGGCCTCGGCGACGACAAGCGGAAACTGGCGAAGATCAAGATTCTTCACGCTGTCTATCCTCGTCCGGCTTCGGAGCGTCCAACGGATGAAATCTCACGCATGGCCGACTGGGGGAAGGCCTTTGCCTCCTGCTATGTCGAGATTGCAGAGAAGCACACGCTCCGCGAATCTGGATTTGACCATTTTCCGTTCTCTGTTGGGCGTTACCTGAAATGGACCGCCCTCGAAGGCAAGACGGCTTACGGCTACGGCCCAGGCTTTGCTGCTCTGCCTGACACGCGGCAAATCAATTTCCTTCAGATGATGATGGATTGCGAGGCCGAGAAGCGAGTCCGGCCTGCGATGATTGCCGACGAACGCATGGAGGGCGACATTGTGCTTTCCGCTGGCGGCATTACCTATATCTCGCAGGGCATGTTTGAGCCGAAACCGATTCAGGTGGGCGGTGATTACAATGTTGGTCAAGATCGCGTGAAAATGCGCCAAGACGCCATCCGGGCGAAGTTTCACGCCCAACTCTTCAATATGTTTGAAGGCCTCGATGGCGTGAGAACTGCAACGGAAATCAACGAGCGAGCAGCGGAAAAGATCACGGCCATCACTCCGGCGTTTTCCCGCATTGCCAACGAGAAACACACGCCCATGCTCCAGGGATTGTTCTCGCAATGGATGGAAGCAGGAATGTTGCCAACGCCGCCGCCTGAAGCCATTCAGCAGATTTCCGAGTTTGTCGGTATCGTGCCGAATCCGGCCATCACGTTTTCGTCTCGCCTCGCCCTTGCCATCAAGAGTCTCCGCAACATCGACGCGGATAGGCATATTCAGCGTATCATGGCGATTGCTCCTATTCGACCTGAAGTCATGGAACCGTTTGACTGGATCAAATGGGCGCGAGGCTCTGCGCGTGATGCTGGCGTTCCTACCGATTACATCCTCGACGAAGAAGTCGTTGCGCAGAACATGGCCGCTAAAGCCCAGGCTCAGGCCGCTCAAGCTCAAATGCAGATGATCGAGCAGGGCGCGAAAGCACTTGGCAGCGTCGGCGGGGTCGAGGCTCTAAAAGGCGTCGCGGCATAATTTCACCACCACCAATGAGAACCAAACGAACTATTGAGAACCTCGGGAGTCTCAACAAAAAGGCACTCGCCAAACTAGAGCCATTTGTGGCTGCTGCCGAAGCTGCAATGGCAGCAAAGGGCGTAACCGTTGAAGTCATCTCCGGCTTGCGCTCATGGGCTGCTCAAGCCGCGCTCTACGCCAGCGGCAGAACGAAGCCTGGGCGCATCGTCACGAAAGCTCCTCCAGGCTCTTCTTGGCACAACTACGGCCTCGCCATCGACCTCGGCCTTTTCCAGAACGGCGTTTACCTTGACGAGAAGAAACCGGCATTGACGGAGGTGCTCTACAACCAAATCGGTAACATCGCCGAAAAGGTCGGCGTCGAATGGGCCGGAAACTGGAAGAACTTTCCCGAAGGTCCGCACTTCCAGGTGACGTTTGGCCTGACACTGAAAGAAGCTCGCGCCCGCATGGAGGCAAACGGAAAGGACATTCAAAAGCTTGTATGAGTAACCGTTCCCAACTCGACCTCGCCAAGCCGTTTGATCGCGGAAATGATCTCTTTGAATACACGTTCACAGAGGCAACAAAACGCCATCAAGTTCGCTCCGATGTGCTTCGGGCTTTCACCGAAGGATTTAACTGCTTCAAGTTCAAGTTTGAGCACAAAGGGCGCAAGTTTGAAGATCGTATCGCCTTGCCTCACGCCGCAGGGTTTGATGAGCGTGATGCCGTGGAAATGGCGGAATATGCTCACGATCGCTTTTTGAACACCGTCGCAGAACTCATTGCAGTATGACGCCCGCAGAAGAAATCGAAGCTAGACGCAAGGATCGCGCTGCTAGGCTAAATGATGCTTGGGCAGACCTTGCCGCGTCACCGTCGTTTAAATTTGTGATGGAAGATGCGCAAATTCACTTTGGCATGTTCAAGGAATCGTTCCTGCCGACTGACGGATTCAATCCTCACGCCGCCGCACAGCGCGACGGCCAGAAATCAGTTCTCGCCCATTTTGCCCGCCGAATCGCTCGCGGCGTGGCACTCACGGAAGATGAAGCCGTGAGCAAACCAACGAGCGCACTCTAAACCACCATGAACATTGAAATCAATGAAGCTCGCGTGTCGAAAGACGGCGAAGAAATCGGCATGATCCTTGGCGAGATTTGCTATCTCGAAGCCAAAGTCGGCCCTACTGTTAAAGGCGCTATCAAAAAAGCCGCTGGCGTTGAATTGTCGTTTGTTGTCGGCGATGCGCCCGACGAAAACGACACGGAAAACGACACGGAAGAAGACAAAGACATTGACGCTCCTCCGCCATCGCTCGCCGACATGAGCGACGATGAACTGGCAGCCGAGATGAAACGGCGCGGCTTGATTCAGGAAGCGCCTCCGGTGCCGGAAACTCCCGTCGTGGTTCAGCCTCCCGTGATTGAGCGTGACCTTTCCGCCGTCGAACGCCTTCACAAGCTCGCTGGCGAAGGTAAGATTCCGCAGCCTCCTGAAAAGCATCCGGCGATGGGCGACAAAGACCCGGCATACGTCGCATGGTTCAAGCAGCACGCCACGCCTGCCGAGATCGCCACACGATACCCTGATAATCGCCGCGTGCCTGCTACGGTTCGCGAGTTTGTCCAGGCTGAAGAAAAGCTTAAAGGCAGGCTGGCAGGCGAAGTTAAAGACACCGAAAAAGCTAACGATTTTGCCAACGTGAAGGAGGGCGCATAACATGAAACTAAAACCACGATTCTTTCTTGAAGGTGAAGGCGGTGAAGGCGGCAGCAACGGCGGAGGCGGCACGCTTCTAGGCGGGGCTGCTGCAAGTTCTGCGCCTGCGCCCACTTCAACTCCTGCACCTCAAGGCGACGGTGACGGCGCATCTTCCGCATGGGACTTCCGCAGTTCACTTGACGACAGGGGCAACTTTAAACCCGACTGGCACGCCTCACTTCCCGACGATCTCAAGCCATCGGCTGCGGCTCTCGCCAAGTATCCGAACCCGCTGGAACTCATGCGCGGCCATGCCAACGCATCGAAGCTCATCGGGCAGAAGGCCACGCTTAAAGCTCCGGCTCCTGACGCTCCACCGGCAGAGGTTGAGAGGTTTAATACACAAATCCGAGAGGCTCTTGGTGTGCCCGCCAGGGTCGAAGATTACAAGCTCACGAAGCCGGAAAACCTTCCCGAAGGCCTCACATGGTCCGACGACAAAGCCAAAGACTTTGCGACCTTGGCGCACTCGCTCAACATCCCGCCCGCTGCGGCTGACAAGATTGCAGCTTGGCAGATGGCGCAAATGAGCGAAGCCGTGCAAAAAGGCCAAGGCCAAATTGAAGCCTGGAAACAGTCGCAAGTGGTCGAACTGAAAAAAGACTGGGGCGCTGACTACGATGCGAACTTGGGACTTGCCGCGAAAGCTGCGCAGGTCGCCGGATTCGACATCAACGACGGCGAACTTGCTAACAACGCCAAGTTCGTGAAGGCCATGCTAACCGTCTCGAAGCTTATCAAGCCTGATGCCCTTGTAGGCAGCGATAAATCGACCTCCGTGATGGATGGCGCGGCGCAGGCTGAAGACATTCGCAGAAACACGAATAACCCGTGGCATGCGGCTTATATGGGCAAGGAAGGCCCGTCACGGCAGCGCGAAGCTGCGGATCTCATGGCGCGGTTGAAAGGCATCAAAGTCGAGTAATATGGCCTATTCATTCTCAGCATTTGATGATCCAGTTTTTAGGCCATATCTCCGTGAGATGTTTGGCAACCGTCGCAATTGGCAACGATTTTGCATAATTGCCAAAAGGATGTGGTTAGATATATGGACGCGATCCAGTTAAAAACAAAAAGCCGGGGCCGAAAAGCTCCGGCTTTTTTGTGCTCGTGTCTTGTTCGGTCTGATTCAGATTGTGAGCGATTCATCATCTCAGGCAAACCCCTCCCTCCTCCCCGCGATATAAACGGAAAGAATGAGGGGAACCCTGCCAGCCTTGTTTATCCTCGCGCCAGCACGGTATTCAACCGCTCCCAGCGAGTAGTTCAAGAGTTGACGCGATGAACGGCACTGGCTTTCTCACGGCCTGCATTGTCGCGTTTGCTGGCGTTTCCGCTTCGCTGGCCCCTTTTGCTGAGAGGGCTAAGAATCAGGACATGAAAAAGCCCGCGTGAGACTTGGAAATCACGCGGGCTTTTCACTCTGACAAAACCCAAGCAATGCCTGAGTTCCAAGTCAGAGCAGACTCTTTCGAGTCGCGGCGATAATGCCGTTTTACCTCAAATCGTCAAGTCTCAATTTATCGTTTGACATTCTGTAATCAGTTCCGCCACATTTCCGCAGAGTCAAAGCGGCCCCTTCATTGGGATACCCGCGAGAGCCAAGCAGCGGCCTCGAAAGAGACACCCGCGAGAGGGTAAATCACCCGGCAGTTTCAAGACTCGGAAGCGCCAGTCTCGCAATCTTCAAATCTCTTTCTTATGCCCGACGCAATTACTACGTATTACGAAACCGAGTTTTCCAAAAATTGGGAAATGCTCGCTCAACAGATGGATTCTCGCCTTGGCGAAGCCGTCACTCCAACTACAATCACCGGCAAGCGCCGGAAGTTCAACCAGCTCGACCTGGGCAGCATGCAGGAAGTCACCACCCGAAAAGGTGACACTCCTGACGGCGACTCGACGGGCACTTCTTACTGGCTTTATCGCCGTAAGTTTGAGCGTGTCATCACCTTCGACGAAGACGATGAAATGCAGCTTGGCACCATCGCCCTTCCCGATTCGGACGAAGTCGCCAGCACAGCCGCCGCCAGCAATCGCACGAAGGACGATGTTATCATCCAATCCTTCGACGCTACTCGCTACATTGGCGAAAACGGCACCACTTCCAACACCTTCGACAGCAATTTCTCGATTGCCGTTGATTATGTCGCCAGCGGTTCCGCAGCTAACAGCGGCCTGACGCTTGCAAAGATTGCTCGCGCCAAAAAGCTTCTGGACGCTGCTGAAGTCGAAGACGGTGACCGCTACTTCGTG